CTTCGAGTTTGCCTTCAAGCTCTGTTACTTGAGCAGCCCTTCGTTTTCCTTCTTTTCCTGACTCTTCATTCCGTCCTTTCAATGTTTCGTGTTCGGCCAGAAGTTTTTCGTACTTTTCGTCTTGCGGTTGAGGCTCTTCGGGTTCCTCTGAGACACTAAGTGCCGGCGGTGTCAAGTTTCCAAAGATCTCATTTTCGATGGCGGGGTTATCACTCATCTTGTTTGTTCTCCTAAAATTAAGGGTTTATCCTCTTTCGGAAAGTAATGAATAATAAATCAATTGTCAAGTAACTTCTTTATCTTTCGTTTCTGCGTCACTTACAGCATCATTGACCATTTCCTTCTGTTCGATCCTTGTTTTCTCTAAAGAGGTCTTGTGGTCGTTCGTTATTTTTCTCAAATCAGCATCTGCATCCTTTACCTGGCTTTTGATTCCGGCTTGTACCAACTGACGCTCTAAGGTCTGGACTGTCCCCTTCATATCTTTAACCTCGTTTTCAAGCGCTTCATTCGCCTGAGAAAGTTGAGCGTACAATGATTTGCGCTGCACGATCTGTTCTTTGTTCTTTACATCTGTTTTCGAGAGGACAGCGATATCGTCAATCACATTCAACTTGTAGAGATCTTTGTACTCCTGCAATTCTGCCCATCTATTGACTGGCAAGGTACTTCCTGCAACAAATTTAATATCGTACTGTTTGGCCGTGTAGTCATAATACCGGTTTACGACATTCCCAAAGTCATCATAGATGGGAATATTGATTTCATGCTGTTCTGTTTCTCCTGTTTCGGGGTTGACGATACGGAAGACTTTATTTGCGGTATAGACCTGCTGACCCATTTCAGTCCAGATCTTTCCGGCTTGCTCCATGGCAGGTTCCAAAACATTTCCGGCCCACGATTTGATTCTTCGAGTTCCAAACTCATCGGCTGCCAGTGCGCCCCTGTATGTTTCAGGCTGTTCGGCAGTTACACCCTGCATCGAGGCCAGTGCGCCCATTTCCTCTTCAAGTTCCTTGCCTCCGTTCTGGATCAGAGTAAAGAAGGCTGTTGCGAGTTGCATGGGCTGAACGGGTGTTGGTGCATTGTGTCCGGGTTCAACATACAAGAATCCACCCGGGCGAGATGAGTTGGTTTCCCACTCAGACTCAATGACAGATCCTCTTTCAATTAGCCATCTCAATGAGCTTCCCAGGGAGGCATTGTGAATCATGATCTGATTTGCCTTGTTGATCATTCTCTGCTTGCCTACGACCATTTGAACGCTTCCAATGGGGTAAGGTGTGGCTGTGTGCAGATAAGGCACTGGAATGATCGGATAGTCGCTTAATTTGTAAACCTGTTCATAGAGAAAGGTATCACTCCCGAGCGTAACCACCTTACGAATCTGAGTATCGAAGTAAGGAATATTGTCTACAATTCTATCCTTGAACTCTTTATTCTTCTGCAAAATCATGAATTCTTTCTTTGTCATGACTCTGACTTCTTTTTTCGTCAATTGATTAACAACATCTGCCATTTTCTTCTGTTCAAATTCAACGGCCTGTTGCTGTGCGTTTTCCATCTGCTGTTTAATATCGAACTCAGCGCGTTCTTCCGATACCTCTTCGGCTGCAATCGAATCTTTCATGGTGATCACAAAACTTTCAAGCTGTTTTGATAAATCCTGCTTAAAGAGTTCGACTTCCTGCGCTACGGCCTGTTTTGCGTCATTTAATGTTTCTTCTGTCGGGGTGTCTGCAATCGTCACATTCATGTACTCGACACGTTCTTTGATGTACTTTTCGTAGTAATCAATCCAGATGGCTTCCGATCCATCCATGGCAACAGCGCATACATCACTCGCAATATTCGACATGGACGAATCCACATCAATCTCTGAATAACTCAGCATGTGTTCATCGTTACCATTGGCATTGATGATCTTCGTTTTAAATTGCGGCAATTTATTCATCAGATCTTGCTTCGTGAAATCCTTCTTAATCAGGATATATGCCGCATCGGAGAACATGATATCCTTGCTTGCCGGATCCGGGTATACATCCCATGGCTCAAGGCTGTCGAATACAACTTCGCCCATACCCCTGTCAAGGTCCGGGTTGATATCAATGAAGATATATCCGATTGATTTAGCAAAGGCGTTCTGCAATATTTGGCCGAGAACACTCTTGCCACGGCTTACATCCCATCCATACTTTAGCATAGCGGACGTTACGGCTGCCGTATCGACATCGCTGTCTTCCCTGCCTACGGCTGTCCATTCAGGGTTCTTTGTTGTGAGAAAATAGGTAAGAACCTCAATCGACTTTGTGATCTTATTCACGGTAAAATCAGGCATGCCGGCAGATTCAAGCTCTTCGAGTTCCTGCTCAGAGATCTGGTCGCCAAGAAAAAACTCATAGGCTTTCTGGCTATTTGCTCGCCATTTCATCCACTGGGCTGTTCTGATTTGCAGAAACAGATGCCGATTGCTTTCAGCGATTTTCTTTTGTTTGTCTAGCTTTCCCATAATATCTCCTTAAGCCGTAGTCCAGCTTTTTTGCTTTTTCTTTTTAGGTCTCAGGAATTTTACACCCTTCTTTTCAAGGTTGGGTAGTTGCATGTTCTGTACGCTGAAATATAAAGTCTCAACTTCATCATCGTGTCCAAGTGTTGGCCCCATGTTTTCAATCTGGCTACGCAAAACATAGTGATCTTCTCTCAAATGAATCAATCTGAATGAGAAGTAAGTATTCAGTCCGCGGATAATTTTATTCAGTTTCTCTTTCCCGGCAGGTTCAATGGGAATAATAATCAAATCGAATCTATTCCTACGGTACTTTTCAGCCGTAATATCTTTCCATACACCCCGGGTCATGCCGACATCTTCAACCGTACCATTTTTACAGTGGTATTTGTCATATAACTCAAAAATATAGTCAACCACGCCTTTGTCAGTCAGTAATTCGCCATTGTCATCTCTAATTCCAAGCGGTGGTATGGCAAGTTTTGAGACATATTCAAGCACAAAAATCCGCTTATCCTTTGCAACGCCAACGACCATAATCACGCTGTTATCGCTGTCTCTTGTTTTTATGTCTGTAGAGGGATCGGAGCCAAGGTGACAGTTGATCGGAATAATTTCACCACGCCAGTTGAGGAAGGATTGACCATCTTCATAATAGTAAGAGGAATCATGGATCTTATAGTGATCCCGGGTCCATATCTTATTTTCCTGTCCCTGGGGTTCAAGTTCATATTCCTGATAATATCCTGAGAGATTGTTATTATCGATGTAAAATTGCTTTTTCTCTTGAAGTTTTTCTTTGGGGATATATGAGTGCCAGAGAACGCCACCTTCCATAGTTGGCTGTGTGGCCTTGTATATAATAGAGAGCCAACTGTACTCGTCTTCTTTACCCTCTTTGACGGCCTTTCCCCAACCGTCAATAATGTTCTGGCATAAAGACTGTGGGTGAACCGGAGTTCCTGTGAAGAGAAGGCGCCCTGAGTGCATATCGAGTGCAGGATAGATCGCATTGGTTACAATCTTCTTTAAATTTTCCCGGGACTCATACGTCTTGGTATTCTCTTCATTTTCGATATCATCCAAAAGGACACGGTTGTATCTTTGTGATCCACCGATTACACTGCCAGTCGTCTCACCACGGATGTTCTTTGCATTGGATCTTGAGATGAGAGTGCAGCCATTGGTAAGTGCAATATCTTGCTTATTCCATACCTTGCCCTTTTTTTCGCCACAAAGATTTCCAAAACAGCGAATAATTCTATCGCTATATTTAATGTGATCACTTACATAGGCGATATTGCGGTAAGACTTTCCGAGTGAGTCTGAGACCCATCCATAGAAGAGAGGAGGAGTTCCTTTTTCATGATATAGAAAGCTATGAAGTATATATGCTTTAATTAAAGTAGTTTTTGCATGCGAACGACTTATGATAATTGCAAGCTGTTTCCTGGTAGAGTTATCAAGCAGTGCATCCCCGATTTCATAGTGGAATGCCGGGCTTTCTGATTTGCCAAAATCGCCCTTTAGAAAGAATTTGCCGAACTTAATAAGGTCAGTACGCCCAAGCTCAATTGCCTTTTCTTCCGCATTGAGTTGGGAGAACGGCTTTGTTATGTTAAAATTCTTAGTCACTACCGGTTGATCCTTCTATCATCGGGCGATCAGATCCTTCAATCTCACTGACTTCGGCATCAGAGATATGCCCTTTGAGTTCACCAGCCCACTTTCCGTCAACTTTCTTTGGTGCAAGATCGAGCAGATAGGCAATTTCTTTACAGGCATTAACTCTCGCAGTCCCTTTTTCCTCTTTATTTTTAGCAACATCTTTCAAATTCTCAAGTACAAACTTGGGGTTAATGCCAAGTGACTCTGCTGCTGTAGCAACGCATTTGTGTAATTCAGCCATAATTCTCGCCTGTTGTAATAAAACGGTGACTCGTTGACGAAGATATTCCTGATTCTTAATTCCAGGCCAGACTTGATCATAAGCCCTGAATGGATCCTTATAAACCAACGTCAATCTGACCCATGCTCTTTCACGGAAACTTATTTCTTTTCTACTAGATAGTGTTTCGACCATGCCTTGGCCGGATGATTTACCGCCAAAACTGTATCGATCTGAATGTTTTGAAAAGTCAGTGTCCATTTTTTGAGTATTGGTATATGTTCCGACAACTGTTCGTACCCAATATTTAGCCTGATACTTATTCGCTTCAGGGGATGTGTTCTT